ATGTGTATGTGGTTATTTGTTAATATATTTATAAAGGACAGCCATGAGTATATACCAGAACGAGCAGTACAGAGCTGTCATAATAAGTATCATCGTAAATCCTACCATTGCATCTGAGAAATCATTAACTTTTCCTGCTTCCCAAGCACCCCATGCGACACCAAAGACAAGTATAGTTATTGCGCTACATGCGTGAATTCTGATCAGAGTGTTGATTATTTTTTTGCTGAACATAGTTTTATTTGGTTAAATCTTTTGCTATTTCTAAAATCAATTTTTCTAGATCTTCATAAGAAGCGTTGAAAAAACAGCTCATATGCGTATCTGTTGAACAAGAAATCCCCCACTCAGAGAGACGTTTTATTGCTTCTTTCTTTTCTTGTTTCATATTTGTGTGATTAAGAGATAAACAAATGTTGCAGCCCAGCTTGCTATGAATATCCAGAACGCTGCCCAGAATATTCTAAATAAAATGTCAGGTTTCATAGGATGTGAGGTTATGATCTTTTAAATGATTTTTAGATAAACTTTGATAACAACTTAATTTCGTTTCAAGTGCTTTTACGTTAGCGTATGCTTTATTATAATCAGCAGAGGTTTTACTTAATCCAGTCAAATAATCCTGATACTCATTGTCTCCCAAGGCACGTCTTTGTATCTCTGCTTGTGAGAATTCTTCTTCAGAATGTTTCAATTCGTAGACTGCTAAAACAGCTTTCTTTTGATTATCCAGATTTTCGTGCTCGGTTTTAGCACGCGCATATTCAGCGTAAACTTTGTTACAGTTTTGAATAATCGAACGCAGTCCTCTATTTATCATCGGTAGATCCATCTAACAATAAATTAATAATTATTTGTTGCTGTTCTGCGATCTTTTTCCATTTAAGTAATTGCTGGTATATAAATTCTTGATTTTGTTCGGTAATGTTCATGTTAATTTATCTATTATTTCATTCATATTTTTTTCTAAATCGTTTAATCTTCTTCTTACTGTTCCTAATTCGTGTGCATGAAAATTAAGTAATTCAGATATGTTTTCTTGCATGGCCTGAGTAAATCCATATGCTGAGGGTTCAACACTAGTTTTTTTTCTCATTCTTCCCGATTTATAATAATACCATTTTTCATAGAATTTTTTAAGCCTAGGTCTTTTAGTTTTTCTGATCTTAATTTTTTTCATAAATCACATATTAAAAATAATAAATCTGTATACTTTTTAAATAATTCACTTTTTCTTCTATTGCCCTTACAAAGATTGTCCAAATCTTCTTTAAATTGTATTTCTAAAGCTGTAGGATCAATTTCACTTAAAGTAGTACACATACATCCATCATCACGATCATTATGGCAATCATGATTATCTATGTCTTCTTCTGTCCATATATTGCCGTTCATGTCTTTATATAATTTCATAGTTTTCAAGGTTAAAATGGTAAATCATTGGAATAATCATATTCTTTTTCAGGTGGTGGATCTGGAGGTGGTGGCTCCTCCTCTAACGTCTCAGCAGGCGTGCCTCCCTTTGATTCTAAGAGATTTAATCTCTCTTCTAGTAGTTTGACTCGTTTTTCTAGCAAATGTGTTTCAGAGGGAAGTTTAAAGTTGATGAAGTCACCACTCTTTTCTACATCTAATTCTACCGTTTGTCCTTCTTTGAGATTATTTGTTTGATCTTTGTAGTCGCACATACCCATCCGCACATCTTTTCCGTCGAGTCCTGTGGTGAATATAGTGACATAAGCGAACTTGTTTCCACGTTTGTCGACATATTCTGTACCGTCTTTTTTGTGTGTGTTGCGGTAAATCTTATTAATTTTTATAGATTTAAGCATGGTTGATTGGTTTTATTAAATTTTAGTTCTTTCATACGGCGGTGCAGGGTTAAAGCCCCTAGAAAAGCTTCAAGATTTTGTTCGAAGTCGTTCATATGTTGTACCTCGAATGCCCCATCTTTCCCGCACCGCACGATGATAGTATGGTCCACTTTAATACTTGGAAACTCCTCTTGTAAAGCTTGTTTATAAGCAGCCAGTTGGAGCCAGTATTCGTCCCATATTCCGCTAGATGTTTTTATGTCTCCCGCTACGGTCTTGCCGTCTATGACTGCCGTGAAATCCATTGTGCCTGCGTAACCGTGTTTCTTTGAGTAAATGATTCTTTCGCTGTCTCTGAACTCTACTTCATTCTCAGTAGCCCATTTTAAGAATTGTTCGACAGCTCTTCTCAACATGGGATTGGTTGGCATTTTAGGATCTTCTTTTAAAATATATTGCTCGACCCACGTGTGGAACATAGTCCCGATGTCTGCTGCTCGTGTAGTAAAATCACGATGCGCTTTTTTACAATTATCCACAAGACTTTTCTTTTCAATCTCGTCAATAGCTTTACCAACTTGTAAATGTTTTTCTATGTATTCACTTGCTTTGTTCGCACTCCAGTATATGAGCGCAGGTTTAGCAATTATGTTGAGGACGCTGGTAACTCCGTCAACAGTTTCTCCGTCAACAGTATAGTGGTGTCGCTCCTCGTTGAATTTTAATTCAATCTCCCCATTGTACATTTTAGTTATTTCCATATTGTTAGTTGGTTAAACCAGAATTGATATCATCATAATAATTATTCCATTTTTCATTTTCACATGTTTTAGCGAATCGTTGATGTCCATAATATTCACTTTCTAAACGACGAATACTGCTTCTAGTGTCACTAAAAGCACATCCGAACGAACAATAGAAATCAGTGTTGTGCAACGATTTTTTGCACACTAGGCATTTGAGTGGCTTCATAGGAATGGTGGTTAAGATTTATTTTCTACTTCTTTTGTCATGATAGTTCTAACGTATGCGCTCCGGGACAATCCAAATGCTCTTGACGCATTGTCTAGCTTTTTTAAGAGTTCTTCAGAAACGTTGATCATAATCCTGATATTATTCATATTACTTTTATTATGTGACAGCTACATGATAGCATGCTGGTAGCAAGGTTGTCAAATGAAAAATCAAATTTCTTTTCTAAATTCTAAAAATTCTATTAATTCTTTTCGGTCGAGGATTTCTTTTTCTCCAGTGATTAAATTTTCTACAAATGTTCTGTCATATGGGGGATTGCCTTTGACTATATATGCTTCAAATTTATGCTTAGCGATCTTGTTAATATATTTAAAAACCTTTGCTAAAACTGTTAACGCTTCTAACTGTGACGCCGGCGTTTTTTCTCTTTCGTGTTTGGATTCTATTATCCTTAAAATCTTTTTACTGCGTTTGTATTGGAGCATGTCAATGTTGATAACCGTCATTTGTTTTGAACATTCTGTGTGTGCAAATTCGTTAAGGTCTGATCCGAAATATTTTAATTTCCTTTCTTTGTCTAATTGTTTTTTTGATTTAAAGTTAAGCATGGAATCTTGATTTAGAAATATTAAAAGATTGCTCGTCAATCTCAACGCCGATAGCTTTGCGTTTAAGTTGATGAGCTATATGTGGAAAAGTTCCAGATCCCATAAACGGATCAAGGGCTGTGTCACCTGGGCTTGAGAACGCTTCAATTAATTTTGATGCTCCGTCTTCTCCTTGTTGCCAATCGTGTCCGTCTTTTTCCATTTTATCATCACCTACGTAATCCTGAAAAACTTCTGGAATCTTTTTGAATGGAGGTTTCTGGAAGACAAGCACTGGTTTCCATCTACACATAACCCCTCTGGGATGAATGATTTGTGTAGATCCTGTATGATATAAACAGAACGTCCAATAATAATCTAAATGTTCAGACAATCTTTGGTAAACTTCCGGAAGATGTAATTGTCCTGAATAACATACGAGAAATCCTGAAGGTTTTAAAACGTTTGCTGCTAATTTCGCGAGATCGCTCCATAGCGGAAGATACTCTTGTGGATATGGAGGATCTGTTAAGATTAGATCAATTGATTCTGGTTCAAAATGAATATTTCTAAAGTCATCATTATAAAATTTCGCAGGAACGCCGGCGTTTTTCCCTTGCTCGGCGGACTCATTCCTGCGCTTTTCTTTCTGGAATAATTTTATTTCGCTTCTTAATCGTTTTGCTGACCAACCATTGTCTTCTGCTAAAACAAGCATTTCTTCTTGTTCGTTGGCTTCCAAGCCGGCAACTTCTTGATGATGCGCAAAGCTTAGATTGTTACGTCGACTTAACATTTGAACATGTTCGCAGACAAATTTGATTTGCCTTAATGTGTCGTAAGTGTATTTAGTTTCTTCTAACGCTTGTGAATATATTTCACCATATTTTTGTTCGCCAAAAGCTATCCAGTCACCCACCCACCATTGAACAGACTTAGTAGTTGATTGAAGTAATTCACCTAATTCGCACCAGTCTCCATAACTTATATTTTGATCTATTTCTAATCCGGATTCGTTAAATTTACACTTTGAAGAAACGAGTTTACCTTGCTCGTATTGGATTAGTTGTGTCATACTGTATTTGTTAGTTGTTAAACGCTGACATTGTAGCACTCCTTCCGCAGAAATGCAAGGAGTGTTACTTTTTACTTGATTTATTTCTTGATTCGCTTATGATGACACTGGTAGTATCCATTAATAAGCTCCTATGTATACGACGATTGTTCACCCGTTGAGAAAGATGTATAATATGTCTATTAATGAATATTGTGTGCTTGAGGCTGTGCACAATTTATCAAACAACACCAAGTATGACGGTTGGTGTGTCCTTTCATTTGAAAAGATTGCGGCGGCGCTTGATTTAAGCAGACCTACGGTTATTCGTGCGTTTAAAAAATTGGAAGGAACTAGTCTCATAGAAAAGCGCAGGCAAACCAAGCAAGACACTGCTGTGAGAACATGTGACGAGTGGAACGAATGGTTTATGCCAGAAAAAGCACATTTGCTGGTAGGGATGAAAACTAATAACAATGAAATTGTTGGAATCATTCCAAAGCCTGGTTCTGATGGTGACACCACTAGTATCAAGTTGACACCAGACCAGTATCAAAATGATACTGCAACTAGTATCAAAATGATACCTAATACTAATAAAGATACTAATAATAATATAACCACTACAGGAGTTGACAAAAAGTTAATTAAATGGTTAAAAGGGATGGAAGACGTTTCGTCTCCTAAAGGACTAGCATCTACCTACTTGAAAAGGTATGATTGGCGGGCGATTGACAAAGCACTGGGGAACTTGTGTTGTACCAGTAGGTCAAAGTTTACTGAATTATGTGAACATTATGGAAATATTTAACAATTAGTATTTAGGACTCTCAGCAGAAATGTTGAGTTGGAGAGAATGGCTCTTTGGCTCTCAACTTAGCTGGTGGCGGAATAGGTAGACGCTAGCCATAACGCAGGAGTGAACGCCTGTTTATAGCTTCACGGGGCTTTCTGTGGGGCGGTAGAGGTAAGAAGTGAAAAGCTGGAGTGCTTTCGTGGCCACGCAACCTCAACAATCTTATGCAAGGTGCAAATCCTTGCCCAGCTAATGTTGAGGGTTCTGAATATTAAATATGAGTAATATGAGTAATTGGTTAAAAAGGGTAAAAACAGGCAAGAAAAAGAGGGGGCGGGCAGAGTGGATTGAATCTACGGTGGTGAACCGAGAAATGTTTGTGCAAGCCCAGTCTACGATCAGGAAGGGAGATCGTCACTTTTACAAGAGACATATTGTTTGTTGCGCTGAATGTGGGAACAAGTTTAAGATGGATAGGAATAAGGCTCGTGCTTATGATCATAGTGGATGGAAAAAGAAATGTCCTCTTTGCAAAAGTGAGCCTGAAAAGAAATATTTAATGGTTGGTAAGAAGCAGAAGTTAACGATAAAAAGATTACACGAAGCTCAAGGATGCACTGTTAGAAAAATGACCTTAGAAGAAAAAAAGAAATTTAAAGTATGAATAAAATAGCAACAAGATATCTTAAATGGATTTCACAACGTCATCCATCAAAATCCAACGAGTATCACCGTGAAGTTGCACGCAAACACTGGGACAAGTACGGACGTGAGGTGATTGAGAAAGCTATGAACCACAGCAGTTGTACTTCCTTAGCTAATTTCGTCAACCTTTGTAAACATTACCTTGAAAAATCTTCGTAAATGTGCTATATCTAAACAGCCTTTCACGCATACATCTTCCATAGAGCTTACATCACTCTATTGAAAAGCCCGATGAAAGGCTAGTTTCATAGGAATGAGAAGTCAAAGAGAACTAACTCTGGCATGGGTAATCTCTCTTTGGCTTTACTTTTTTATGTTTTTGTGGTAGCCTTCTGGTGTTATGATATTTTATTATAATGATAATCAGAAGAAAGCGTTCATGGATTTTCATAATAATGAAACCATTGAAGACTTTGAAAGCTTCTCTGAGGCCGTAGATAAAGCGTTTGATGTCTTTCTTGATAGGATACATAAAAATAAAAAACTAATTCCAACTAACTCCTAAATCATGGAAAAACCTAAAAAATTATATTCAGTCTCTCTAACTGAAGAAGAGATAGGTCAACTGGGGGAATTATTAAATCTAGCGGTAAAACAAGCTGGACTGACCGGTAACGTAGCAAGAGCAGCTTTACATTACGTAGACAAACTAACAGCAATAATAGATAAACCAACAAACATAGGCGATCCTACAGGGTCTAAACCTGAAGATAAAAAGAAAACAAAATAAACTTTACAAACTGTCAACGTTTTTAACATAATATGCCTTTCGAACCAGGAAATCAATACGGTAAGCGGAATCGGGGAGTCAAGAAAACCAAGAATCAGCAATGGGAAACTTTCGCGCTTTGGTTTATGAGTAAAGGAATGGAAAGACTGGAAACAGAATTGGCGACTTTAGAGGGAAAGGATTACGTGGTGATTGTTAAAGATATGCTTGAATACTTTAAACCCAAGCTTGCTAGAACCGAAAACAAACATGAAGGAGAAGTGGGGATTAAAATAACTACTAAGGATTATGCAAAAGCAGCCAATATTCCTTCCCCGCCAATATCAATTGAAGCTGATGGCAGCAATGGATAAAGGTTATAAACGGATATTTTGTTTATGGCATAGAAGAAGCGGCAAGGATCTTACGTTGTGGAACATGATTGTGAAAAAAGCTTTAGAAGATATAGGGTTGTATTATTATCTCCTTCCAACATATACGCAGGCTAAGAAAATTATCTGGGATGGAATAACAAATGATGGTGCGAAGTTTATAGATTATGTTCCCAGACAAATTATTGAGAATCAGAATGGACAAGAGATGAAAATCACTTTAAAAAATGGATCAATGGTTCAGCTTGTAGGTACAGATAATTACGATAGTATACGTGGAACAAATCCTAAAGGATGTGTGTTTTCTGAATATGCATTTCAGAATCCTATGGCTTGGGAGGTTATTAAGCCGATCTTAAGGGTCAATAAAGGTTGGGCAGTCTTCAATACAACTCCTAACGGAAAGAACCATTCATACGAATTGGATTTGATTGCACGTGAAAGCCCTCATTGGTTTAGAGAAAAGCTGACAATAGATGATACTAGTGTGGTTTCTAAAGAAGATATAGTGTTGGAAAGGGCCGAAGGGATGACTGAAGAGATGATTCAACAAGAATATTTCTGTAGTTACGATGTTGGTACTCTGGGAGCGTATTATGCTAGTCTCGTTAATCACGCTAATGATGAAGGAAGGATCACAGGTGTAGCGTACGAACCGAATGTCCCTGTGAATTTATGGTTAGACCTTGGACGTAACGATGCTACCTCGATCATATTTGAACAAACCATGGGGAACGAGGTTAGGTTGATAGACTTTATAGAAGCTACGGGAGAGACCGTGGCATATTATGCTAAAGAGCTAGACAAAAAACCGTATCGATATGGGACGATGTATTTACCACATGATTCACAAGCTAAACGGATGGAAAGTCAGAAGACTATTCAAGAACAATTTGATGAAGCTGGGTTTCGAACAGATGTAGTTGAAAAGCTGGACATTATGCATGGAGTACAGCAGGCGCGTAAACTTTTTCCTCGTATATGGTTTGATAAAGAGAAATGTAAACAACTAATCAGAGCGCTGGAGAATTACCATAAGGAATGGGATGAAAAGGCTAAGGTTTTTAAGCCGCATCCTAAACATGACTGGAGTTCACATGCAGCTGACGCGTTTAGATACCTGGCTGTTGGACACGAGGATTCCTTGTATCACAATGTCGAGACGACAGAAAACGTAGTATTTGACCAGTTTGCACCACTTTAACAAATTAAAATATGCCTAAAACAATACGGGAATACGAAAACCCTCCTAGGGTTGATTATACTGAAGATGAACTCGAACAGCGTAGCCAGATAATGGTAGACGCGAGACATGCTAATAATCAGCGCGCACAGTCTTATACGGAACTGGATGATATGGATTACGAGACCTGGTATTATAGAGCTAAAAAGGCTTCACAAGGTTATATAATGCCTAAACGTAATGAAGAGGAGGTTAAGGTTGTGACTGGAACTACGAGAGAAAAGGGGAACACTTTGGTGAATACTTTTTTGAATTACAATCTTGAAGCTGATGTTATCGCGTACGATGAAAAGAATCTAGCTGTGAATGAATTGGGTGAAGTAATGGAGAAGATGATCAGGAAGTCTAGAAAACTTGAAGCGCCCGATTACGAGATTAAAAGACCGCTGATTTACCTTGAGCTTATTAATCAAGGTAATGTTTTTATCAGAGAAGCATGGGACGAATACGCTGTAACCAATAAAGAGATCGAGGACAAGAAAGCTTTAGAGGAGGATGAAGTGCGATTAGATAAACTCAAGTGGAAAGAAAAGTTACAGAAAGTTTATTCGCAATGTAATTCTATACTGATTCCTGGCCTTGAAATGTTCCCGGGGAATATCAGGGAATTCTTTATGGAGTTGCAACCTTATGTGATTACTCGGAGAGTTGTGTCTTATACTGAAGCTGAGTCGATGTATGGGAATTGGGAAAGGTTTAAGAATGTTTCTAAGTTTTTGGAAAGAGCTACGGAAATCCAAGATAATAATCAAAGATATGACGATTGGCAAATGATAGAAACGGAGGTTGATTTAGTTGAGGTTATTGAATATTTCAATAAATGGACTAACACGTATCAGATAATGTTGAACGGCGTATTAATGTTGCCTGTAGGGTTCCCGTTAAGTATCTTTACTGGACTATGTGAGTATCCTTTCTCTAAAGGAGACAACGAGCCTATTAGCCCAAATTTCTTTTATTCTCGCGGTATTGGATCAAAAACAAGAATGGATCAAGCGATCATTGACGAGATGTTCAAGATGATGATAATCAAAACGCGTAAAAGTTATAAACCGCCTTTGGCCAATAAAGGGAATTACAATATAGGCCCAAGCGTTTATATGCCTGGAAAGATCTTTAAAGGTATTGATCCAGAGAAGTTACAGCCGATTGGTGACGCTACGGGAGTAACTCCAGCAGAATTTAATATGACGCAATTCGTTAAATCGGTGATAGATGAGAAGACGGTTGATCCAATAGCTGAAGGGCAAGCCCCTGAAAAGAAGGCTACTGCTAGACAGGTGATGATCCAACAACATCAATCAATGGTCAAGATGGGGATGGCTATGCTTGGAGTCGTTAACCTTGAAAAGAGAATGGCGTGGTTAAGGTTGAATAACATATTGCGTCATTGGACAGAGCCAATTGATGAGCGAATAGTAAAAACCAAGGATGGCGTTAAAACGTTAAATAAATATAGGAATGTAACAGTTGAAGGTTCTTTAGATGACGGGCAAGAAGGGATGAACATAATCGAATTCACTGATAACGTACCAGTGACGCAACAGGTTTTGGCTGAAGAAAAGATCATTGAACAAACCAGGGGACAAAAGGTTAAGAAATATTATCTGGACGCCGAAGAGCTTAGAAGCCTCAAATATACTTGGGAGATAAACATTACACCCACAGAAAAGAATAGCAGCATGTTAAAAGCTGCGATGTTTAACGAAAGTTTACAACAGATGCTTGCAATCTTTGCACCGTTGGGAAAAGTTCCTAACATGGATTATCTTGGAGATAGATGGGCAGTATTGAACGATGAAGATCCTGAACAGGTATGGACAAAACAACCACCAGCGATGCCAGGGATGCCACCGCAAGGTGTACCGCCAGGTGCAGCGCCTCCACAACAAAAAACAGCACAGGCTACAGCACCAACCAAGCCAATGCCTAAGCCAAGTATAAACACATTGGCTGAGGCCTAATGTATACTTTAACTCGCTACGCAGTGCGTGAATCTGCGTGACAATATGAGAAAATTCATCGCTAAATTATACAATAAGTATTGCCGTGCAAGGGTCGGAACATTGTTTTTGGGAGGACTACAAAGAGACTTTGAGAAGACTTTAAATGTTAAAGAGGAGAAGGAAAGGAACTTGAGTTGTAAGACATTTGTTGAGTCCAAGGTGTGTGAATGGGTATTTAATGAGCTTTTGAAGGAGTATTCGGAAGCGCTTTTTAGTATGGGGGAAACTGAAGATGCTAGAAATATATTGCATAATAATATAAACGTTCTTCTTCAAGCTGAACAAAAGATACGTGGCTATGCTAACTGGGAAGAGGAATGTAAAGAATTTGATGAATATCAACCATTATAATTTTAACCCCCATAACTATGACTGATGAAAATCAAGTTGAAGAAGAGGAGGAGGAGAAAGAAGTCGGTGAAGAATCGAAAGATGATGCCAACGAGAATGATGAACGGCTTGAGCAATTGGAAACACAGATGAAAGAGTTGAAAGAGTCTCTTCAAGAGAAGGAGGAGGAATTACAAAAGGAGAAAGAGAAGGAAAAGAATTTTGGAACATTTAGGGCAAAAGAGAAGGGCAAGCGAGGGAAGTTGTCTGAGCAGATAGATGAGCTTAAAGGACAAATCGAAAAGGAGCGTGATAGCCGACAAGAGATGCAAGAAAGTATGTTTGCTGAGACAAGGGAGACGGCGCTTAATCAGTTGGCTGGTAGTGATAAAGATTTAAAGCAGAAGTTAACTGAACGGGTAAAAGAGAGTGAGGCGTATTTGGGTACACCTAAAACGTCCGCAGAGATAATTGAACGTTATGAGAAGGCTTACGGGTATCTTAAAGGTGAACAAAGAAAGGTAAACAAACTTAATGCGTTCCATCCTGTTACTGGGCAGCAAGAAGATCCTACTAGGAAAAAGAATTTCACTGAAACGGCGGAAGGTAAAGCATTGTTTGAAAGTAAGTTTCCTCAAATTGCTGAATTAGAAAAAAAGAATAAAAAATAATATTTAACCCAATTAATTATGTCCAGAGCAAATGATAGATTAGATGAATTGAAAACGAAGACTATAGGTAAAGGCGGCTATTTCTCTTTAAGTGCTGAAGAGCGTAAAGAGTATCAGGCTTTAAAGAAGCAGCTTGAAGAGGAGAAAGAGGGTAAACCGATAGAAATGTCTGTAAAGCCCATAAAGGAGGATCAGGAGGTGTCACTTACCAAAAGTGAGCTAGAGAAGATGGTGAATGAGGCTGCGGGAGCGGCTGTGAAAAATTTAAAAGCAGAAAATGAGCAGTTGAAACAAAAAGTGTTTGGACAATGGGAAGAGCGAGAAGATGCTGATGTTGGTAATAAGCAGGCTACGTTAAAGGTTTATAGAAAAGACGCTAAAAGTAAGCCAGGATTGGTTGTTCGTCAAGATTATCTAAAGACTGTTTGGGATGAGATGAGTCATAAATACGATAAGATTATTTATGAAATTGAAATATTATATGCTGATGATACAACCGAGACGGCAGAAGTAGATGCGGTTCAGTATGCGAGAATGAATGAGACTGAATATGTAGAGCTTATAAAAAATGAACGTAAAGCTTTGAGAAAGGTAGACGGAACTGTTTCTATCCCTCCTAAGGATAAAGATGGATATAGTATAAGAAATGCAAACATGGAAGGGTATGGGGAAATTCCTGTACGAGGCCCAGCGGGCGAAGTAGATTTAGAGGTGGTAAAATATCAAGAAATTTTTACGGCTAAGCGTAAGAATGGACAGGAGTTTAAAATAAACGCAATATATCTTAACAGTTAATCATGGACAAGGAATTATTTGAACAAGAAACAAAAGCACGTAGAAAAAAAGATGTGCATGAATTGGGTACACAGGTTTTAGCAAAAATGTTAAAGCAAGATGTACGAATGTTTGATACGCATTATATTCGTGATAGAGTGGTTCAAATCACAGAGCAGACAGTAAAGAAGCTTAAATTCAAGAATGAAGAAATAGAACGTGCGAGAAGGGCGTTTATGGATGTTCTAATTGATGGTATGCAAGAAAACATGTTTGATGTCAACGATGAGATAAAAGCTGCTAAGAAGTTGATAAAATCTAAGGATAAGGAGAAAAGGAGAAAAGCTGTTGAGAACTTAAGTAGGCTGGAAAGGATCAGGGATCATAAGCCAAAGGAAGCTACTGAGGAGCGTGACGTGGAGTGTGAACCCGTTTGTCAGTTTATAGCCAAGCAGCTTTTAAGTAAGGACTGGTTGTTGAAGAATGATGATTATGTGAAAGGAGTGATTGAGTTGGACAACGAGTTATTGATATTGGTAAATGCTATGCAGTATGTATCAGCGGTGTTTGAGGTTTTATACGATGCGTTGGATCAAAGTTATTTAAGGGCTAACGAGAAGAATTGGGGATGTTCGCGGGAAAAGATTCGATTAAGTCAACTTGATAACAGATTGAAAGAATGATTTTGTATATAATCGGTCCGTCAGGTGCAGGGAAGACTACATTAGCCAAAAGGTTTAAAGGTGCTATTAACTTGGATGGTGACGATGTTAGGAAAATATGGCCAGATTTAAAATATAATCCAGAAGATAGATGTGAAAATAATCTACGTGTAGCACGTTTAGCTAAGCTCTTAAGCGAGCAGGGGCAAGCTGTAATAGTTTCTACGATTTGTCCGTATAGAGAGCTTAGAAGTGAAATACAGAAAATTTGTAATCCGTTATTTATAAGAGTTGATCATAAGGGTGCGAAAAGCAGAAATGATGATGCGGAATTTGAAGAGATTCTTAGTCCGTTGTTATTTAATATTTCAATATGAATTATGTTTATAGTGCGTTCATAGGTCGATTTCAGCCGTTTCATTTAGGACATGCGACTATTATTCGTAAGTTATTAGATGAAGGGAAACGTGTGGCGGTTTTGGTAAGAGATACGGGAATAGATGCGGATAATCCTTATAATTTTTCTGAGCGGAAAGCGATGATAAAAAGATCTTTCTTGAAAGAGTATCGTGATGACGATAGATTAATAATTAGATCGATACCAGATATTTCAGAAGTTGTTTATGGGCGTGAGGTTGGATATGAAATAAGGGAGATAAAATTAGGCAAGGATATAGAAAATATTTCATCAACTAAAATACGCAATGCAAAAAAATAAACAAATTATGGTAGCAATACCGAGTTATTCAGGAGATGTTCCGTTAAGGGTTATAAGTCGATTGAATAATATGATTATGCCAGAAGGATATGATGCTAATTTTGCATATACTGAAAGAGTTCCCATTGATAAGGCTAGACATGGCATAGCGCATATGTGCCTTATACATGATAATGATTATTTATTTTTCTGTGATAGCGACCAGATCCCTAGTAGGAACGCTATAGACGAATTCATAAAACTTGACAAGGACATAGTGGGATGTCCTATACCAAGTAGACGTGGAGAGAAGTTTATAGCTGTATTTGATGAGAATATTGATAGATTGACTGAATGGAAAGGGACTAAGCAGTGTGGAGCGCTTGGCATGGCGACAACAATGATAAAGAGACATGTTGTTGAAGAGCTTATGAATAAATGGTCTAATCCTTTTGCTTTTGAATGTGAGCAGAATGATAAAGGTGTTTGGGTGGAATACTCAGAAGATGTTATGTTTTGCAGAAGGGCAAGGGATTTAGGTTTTGAGGTTTGGTGTACGGATAAAGTAAATTCTGAACATATAGGTGATCCCGTAACATATTGGTATGACGGGGAGTATAAAAATTCATTTAATCATAAGTTATGAAAATACGTAAAGACATAACGTTCCCAGTTATAGTGGGCACAGGATGTGCCAGGAGTGGTACAGCATTTTTAGCCAATCTGTTGACACAAGGTGGTATTCCAATGGGGCATGAAACATATTATGGGTGTCCAGGTTTTGGTGAATGGCGAGATGGGATGGTTGGTGACGTGTCGTGGTTAGCTGGGCCGTTTTTGCCTAAAGAGAAAATAAGAGGAGCTATCACGATACAAATTGTCAGACATCCATTGAAGCATATTAGTTCGATGAATCATGTACATACATTTGAAGATCATAATTTTAGGGCTAATATATATACGATATTTAAAGAATTGTATCTGCCAACTATGAGAAGATATAGGGTTTTAGACAGATATATTTATAATTGGATTAGATGGAATAAGATGATAGAAGATCACGTGGATTTAATTTATAGATTAGAAGATCTTGTGAAAAACCCTAAAGAAATCTTTGAAGATTTGGGATGGGACATTGGGAAAAAGAAGTTGAACACCAAGAAGGTTAATACTTATAGTAATGTCAAACAATATGAATGGAAAGATTTTAGAGATTGTTTACTTTATAATGAATTGTTAAACGCAGCAGGACATTATAAATATTTAACCGAACAAGAGATTAAAGATTTGAAGAAATAATGCTTTACTTTTTAGTCATTTTATGCTTATAATGTAAAGTGCTTTCGGTAGCAGGTCTCCGTTATGACCTCACAGGTATAATGTGAGGTTCTTTTTTCGTTTCAATCCTTACATTATATGGACACGTAAGACGGTTTTCGTGCGTCTAGAAAAGAAACAAGGATAGTGCAAATACTATTATTTAACAATTTTTAAGATGGCATTTGAACCAAGTAGTAGAGATTGGAGTGTTATGAAGGTTCCAACTAAAGCGTCCGTGACTTATTCAGCAGGGATGTTTATTTATAATGATGGTACTGACAATATTCCGACAGCCACTTCTACACAGGTAGGGGCTTTGGGGATTGCTTTAGAGGCAAAAGCTTCAAGCACTACAACTACAGACATACACGTACTTGTACCTAATGGTGGTATGTCTACTTTTAAAGCTGATGCGTCAGGGACTCTCACTAAAGCGTTGGTGGGTGATTTCTTTGATTTCGCAGCAGGAGGTACACGAGTCGCTCAAGGAGCGTCAACTTATGACACTGTTCAATTGGTTAAATTTATTTCTTCTTCAAAGGGAGTGTTTAGATTGAATCCAACTTATGGTGTTGAAAACTAATATTTTTTAATCTGAAATTAAATGGCTGGATATACTTTGGTTTCGTCATTATCATTTTCAGACTTTGTTGATACTACAGAAAGAGTACATGCAAAGGGTGAAATGTTAGTGGCAGACTTAGAGGCTGCAAAAAGTCTCTATATGGTAGAACAGGTTCCTGCTAATACAGGAAGTCAAAGAATCTATGACGAATATGATTCAGAGACATATGCTAGATATAAGTCTGAAGGGGCTGATGCTAGTAAAGTAGCTGCTATCAAAGGATGGAGCAAAACTATGTACATGAGACGGTTTGCTGCTGAAATTGATATCACATGGGAAATGAGGAATGTGGGTAAGGATCAAGATATTGTACGAAGATTAGTCAGTCTTGCGACTTATTGTCCGCAAAGAATGGCTTTAGATCTTACACACAGATTTTCGTTTGCTACTTCAACTTCTTATACTGATATGGATGGAGAAACTGTAGATGTTTCAATGGGTTATACTACTTCAACAGCGCTTGTTGACAGTACGCATGATCTTACTGGAACAACTACGACTTATAGTAATGTAATTACTGGAACTCCTTATTTTAGTAAAGGAGCATTCCAGGTTGCTAGAGAAAGGGCTAACACTCAAATCCTTAGTAACTTTGGAGAAAGAAGGGTTTATAATTTTAATACAATTGTAACAAGTGATGATCCTGCTACTATTGATGATGTTCAAGTTCTTCTTAAATCAAAAACTGATCCAACTCAAAACAATCAAGGGGTTGTTAATACTTATTTGGGCGGGTTCAGGCATGTTGTTCTTCCACGATTAGCTACAACTGCTACTGGAGCATATGACTCCACAAAAATAAAGTGGTGGTATTATGTAGCTGTAGGGGAATGGCAAGGACATTGTGGATTATGGGAATCTCCTAATCTAAAGACACCTTCAACAGGCAACAACGGCGAAGACATTCATAACGACAACTGGACATTCGGTTCAAGATGTGCGTATGGAATCGCTGTAGTTACAGGTAAAGGTGTTCTTGGTTCGTGTCCTACCTAGTATTTACGTTTATTCGCTAAGGCAACATTGGATCCCTGGTTGGTTGGAGGAAGCGTAATAAACACTAACAATAAAAATATGGCTTATAATCAAAATTCAGGCTATGGACAAGCGCTTGTGAATGCGGTTAGAGCGCAAATACCTTTCTTTGGAAAGATTTTTGTAGTTCTTGATCCAGATGATACGGATGAAGAAAATTATGATCGGTTGACAGAGATTTATCCGCCTGATCCTGCTGGAATAGTTCGTTTTTATACGAGTCTTTCTAATGCATATGATGCAACTGAGAGTAATAATAATGATGTTATCGTGCTTGATGGTAATAGTACGCATACATTGTCTGCTATGCTTTCTGTAACTAAAAACAGAGTTCACTTTGTTTCGATGGAGTACTTGGCTGGTATACGTAGGCGGTATGGACATTCTACGAAGATCTCTTTAGGAGTAACAACTGCGGCGACCGATCTTGGTACAATTAGTTGTACTGGAGTTAGATGTTCATTTAGAGGGATGAAAATCATTAATAACAATACAGTAGCTCAAGGTATCTATAGTTTTGTAGATGGTGGTGAGTATACATATCTGGATTGTTGTGAGATTTACAAATCAACAGATTTGAATGTCACAGGAGCAGCAGAATTAGTTGCCAATGGTGATAGTTCGCATTATAAAAGATGTTACATTGGATCAACGGCGAATGCTTTAACAGGGGCAGTAATACGTCCTTGTGTGACTGTTACAGGTGGTTTAGCAGCGACAGGTAAAAAAGCTCGTGATGTTACTTTTGAAGATTGTATCTTTGCTAGAAAATGTGGAAATACAGCGAATAGGTTTGTTTATGGAGCGAATGCCACAGACGTTGAACGTCTAATGTATTTCAAGGATTGTTTATTCTATAATAATCTTTTGGCAGCAGCAGATCCAGCAGAGGGTATAGATTTTGGAGCTGCACAAACAGAGGGTTCCGTTATCTTGAAAGGGTGTGCTTCTGTTAGTACAACTGCTCTTGCAACACAAACCGGTATTTTCTCTGCTGATCCTGCATCAGATGCAGCAGGTGGAGAATCTACACAAATGGCTTAATATTTAACATAAATTAAGATGGCAAAAATAGAACTTCATAGAAATTCTGACCTAGTAGAATGTGGAGTGGATGAATACGAGCATTTAAAGTCGGCTCCAAAAAAGAAAAAAGCAGTGAAAAAGGAAGAGAAAGTTGTGGAAGAAAAAGACACTTTAAACCCGTAAACCATGGCTGACAATTATAATATTTACAAGAAATGTAGATTTTGTGGAGGTGATGGAATAGAAGAGGATTCTAGTATGGGTGGTGATGATGGAATAGAGCAAAGACAATGTGATAATTGCATGGGGTCTGGTGAAGTTTATTGGGGACAAATGAGAGAAGAAGAATCAGAAGAATGACCTTTACGGTAGGAGGAGGGGCTAATCTATGGACGATTGGTCCTCCCCCGTAGAGGTTAGAAAAATAATTACTTTCTAACTAATATAACAATGTTATTAAATCAACAACATCAGGCGGACGTAGATGGGATTACTCCTATGCCTACAGATCGTACGGATGATACTTCGACAGTTAATACTTCAACAGCAGAAGCGATTGTTTGGTATTACAGTAATTCAGGAGTATGGGCTGCGGCTTCAGGGCAAGCGGCTGGAACAATGTGTGTAGCTAAAACTACGTATACAGGGATTTTAAATTCAAATGATAGTGCGATAGGTTGCAAGAATGATACTTCGTTAAGTTTTGCAGCAGCAACTAGAGCGTCAACTTTGGTAGAAGTTCCAGAGGAGGCATTTTCAAAGATGTTAAGCATGACCGTGGCTCAAAAGGTGGCTTATATTGCTACATGGCTTGATACAAATGGAGATTACGCGATAGATCATAGAAGGGGTGAGATATGGCTTTTAACTAAAGCTGATCCTACTAATGATGCAGCTACTTATACTTATGCGACTACTCTTTCAGGCGGAGGTACGGGTGATAAGGTAGATCTTATTAAGATAGGTGGTGTCAGTACAATAGCTGATGATGGAGCATTTACAGCAGGGACTTCAACAGGAATAGTAGCATTTGGATTTGCGGATGAGACTAGTCCAGATTCGGTGAGCGAAGGGGATTGCGGAGCATTAAGAATGACTTTGGATAGAAAACTATTAACAGCTTCGGATCAAATCCTTGGAACGGCTACATACGCAGAAGCTACTACTTATGGAAATGTATTGGGTGTAGTGAGAAATGACACGCTTGCAGCGTTAGCGGATACTGATAACGAAATCGCTCCATTGCAGGTAAACGCAAGTGGAGCTTTATATGTAGTGACTACTGGTACGGGTGCAGGACAATTTGCTGAAGATTCAGCTCATACAACTGCGGATATAGGAACTCATGTATTAGCGGTTAGAGATGATTCTCTTGCGGCTAAGGCAGGCACAGATGGTGACTATGGATCACTTTCAATTGATGACACTGGGTATCTGTATGCAAGATTAAGAGGTTATGACACGGGAACAGATTCAAATAAATCATTTGAAGTTAATCCAGTTAGTGAGCATCATGTTGAAGAGACTTTGATAGACGAGACTAATATCACTACCAATACGACAACATATGGCTATATAGACATGGATGGATATAGGAATTTCTCTTTACAGGGAGAGACTTCTGATGCAGCACCAACAGATGTATTGACCGTGACAATTGAAGCGTCTAATCAAGATGATGGGACTGCGGCAGCTAGTTGTGCTTACGATGATGTCACTCAGGCTTTATTTGGGGTAGCGAGTTGGGTGGATACAGACTTTATGGCAATAGTAGATACGCCGACAGCGTTCAAATATGTAAGAGTGAAATATGTCACAAGTAATGGTGCTGGAAACGATGCTGATCTTACTGTATATGCGAAGAAAATCTGGTGATCTTAAACAAGATTTGATTTTAAAATATTTTTTTTGCTCTTTGACAATCTGTGATAACGTTGATGTTCTGACTGTGATGGAAATAGGTAAAGATTTTCGATTCGGTCATCATCCTTTATTCCATTAATATGGTGGGTTACTTCTTTCTCCTTAAGGGGACGACCAAGTGTCTCTGAGGTTAGAAAGCGTGCACGCTTGATATAACCAGTGGAATCAGAATGGGGGTGATCGGGTTTAAAAAGAAGAACATATCCAGCGTGCTTTTCAAATTTGATCCCACCTTTCCAGCATGGGGCCTTTGTTCCAGAGCGGACAGATCGGGCACATTTTAAAGAACAAAATTGGGTATCACCTCTCTTTAATCTACTGGGCCAGACTTCAAAGATTTTACTGCAAGCTAGACATTCCAATTTAATTTTGCCGAGACCAGTACCTTTCTTAGGAGATGGAATTCCTTTTCTGGATTTAGCCCAGCACTTACGAGAGCAGAATTTGCCATTTCCTTTCTTAATATCAAATGGGCGTGCATAAAAAGATTTTTCACAAGTTAGACATTCAACATTCATAGATTTCAAATTAATATATGCGAATTATATACTAAATTAACAGTCGAATCAACATAATTAATAATTAACCAAATATAATATGACCATACATAGATCGAGCGACTTGCATCCATACTTGCAGTCTGGAGCTGGGACGGCGTCTTCGGCAGATGGAGTAGGAGGGGACATGTACGTTGTTGACGATTTAGAAGTTGACGGATTGTCCACCCTTGGAGGCACAGTCGAAACGAGTGGTTCTCCTTCTGTATTGACCGTCGTTGGCCCTGCACATACTGGCTTGGCCAGTAACGTTATAGCCCCAGACGCTCATTTTGACCTTGACAGAACGGTTCAATTTGCCACTGGAGCGTTTACAAATATTCAGCCTGCGGTTTTTATTGAGGCTCCCACTTATGCTTTTGTTGGCGTGTCGACTATGTCGTTCGCTATGTCGTTTGCAGTAGACGGAGCGCCTGACCAAGGAACTAACGCCACTGTCAGCAATTCTTTTGGCATGGGAATAGGTACAATTACTGGAAGAACCAACTCTTCGGATTCTGTTACAACTGCTATTTATTTACCAGAAGGGATTACTGACGGAGTAGGCAATGTTAGCAGCAGAGGGATATTAAGCGTGTCTGGTGGGGCGGTCAACACCTCGCTGGGCGATCAGACAGCCAACTTGAACGCTTTTCGTGCTATGAGCATCTCTGCTATAAACTTAGAATCAACTACTAATACTAGAACGGTATTAACGTCCGCCTCTCTTTATATTGCAGGACCTCCTGTTGATGCTGGTAATATTACTTTTACAGATGGCCCATATGCCATTGACGTCGACAACGCTGCTTGCAAGTTCGATGTGGACGATACACATCAAATCCAGATTGACGTTAAGACAAGTGGTTATACAGGGACTGATGGAGTTGTAGATTTGAATTTTGATGCTGGAGCGGATAACGCAAGGGGTTTTTATGTTGACGTGGATTTATCGGGTGATCATGATGGAGCGAGAGCGTATGAAGCTGATGTTGCGGGATATGACGCAGGCATGACTGGAGGAAAGATTGTTAGCGGCTTTTATGGCGTTGTCGCTACAGACGCAGATGACACTGATGGTGTTTACAGAGCTTTTCATGCTGCTAACGCAACAGATAATGGGGGAACTAATGTTATAACAGCTTACCATGTAGGGACTGCTTACGACTATGCTTTCAATTCTGAATCTGGAGATATTCGACTTGAAGATGGTAAGGTCGAAATAGTTAAAGCTCAATTTATAGATGAGTTCTGGAGTGGTGTTAAGTCTGTATGGGCTACGCGTACAACTACAGGTGCGGTGGCAGCTCAAGGTACTAGTAACGGCATTTATAGATTGACGACTGGCGCAGTAGACGATAACGAGGAATCAATTGACTGGAATGATATTTGTACTTTTCAAAACACTTTAAGGCCAAGTTTTCATTGTAGATTAAAAATGGATCAGGCTTCAGATATACAAGTTCGAATAGGTTTGACTGAATCAGCGGCTGTAGGGGTGGATGATTTTATTTGTTTCAGGGTGAATTCTGATACAGACACTAATTGGTATTTAGTAGCAAGTGATGGAGGTGCAGAGACAACAGACTCAGGACCAGCAGCAGGGACAAGCTTAGTAGATTTTAAATTTGAATTCACATCTGACACAGCTTTAGAATGGTTTTATTCGACTGACGGTGGGGTCACTTGGACTTCTCAAGGGACGGTAGCGGCTAATGTTCCAACGGAACAATTGCAACCATTTGCTGAAGTTATAGTGAGGAATAATGGTGGAGCTAGATATATTGAGCTTGATAAAGTAGAAATTTGGCAAGATCGGGTTTAATAATTTAACAATATAAACATGGGGAATATATTAACAACAGATGGTCAGAGAGCGGCTGATGTGACCAGCCAGATTCATACTGAAACTGGTACATCTGGAGCGACGTTCGAAGATAGGACGATGAGAGTCGCGCCTACAGCTGTAAGTGCAAGTCAGCATATAGGTGATCAATTGACACTGAACCATACTAATGCTTCTAATCTCACGAATACTTTTAGTATGATTGGTAGAAAGACCATAGTGGATAGCAGTGGTGCTGGGACTAATGTATATAATGCAGGAAACATGGTGGATATGAAAGTAACAGGTGCAGGTACTGCATCAGCCCTTGTTGGTTATAATGTTAGTTACAATGTAGCTAATGCGGATGGTACTGCATATGCAATAGCTTTTAACACGACTAATAATGCAGGGGGAGGATCGGCAACAGCTGTTAAATTTTTCGATATATCAAGTGAATATTACACAAATTATGGTATTCATTGTTCAGGACCAGGTGAATATGTTGTAGTTTCAGATTTTTCTACTGGTGTAAGGATAAGTAATGCTGATGTTTCTTTTGGCGTTTACACTAGCACAACTGGAGCAGGGAATAACACTGATGTATTTGCATCAGCAGCGGCAGGAGCAGGAGATGATAATGGAGGGGTATTGAGTTTGTATGGTGGTACTTCTACAGGTGTAGGGACTCAAGGTTATACAAGGGTTGGTAATTCAGGAACACCTGCGACAATGACACCAACATTTAGCGATTTGTTTGTGAGCGCACAGGCAGAATTTGATGGAGCTGTGTTTTTTGATAATATAATAAGATTAACACCTGACGCTATTACTTCGGATGCTGCGGGTGTAGCTGCTTCGGTTACTACTTCTCTTACTGAAATAACTACTGATGGTGATCAAAATTTAGATAACGTGACTCTTGCAGCTGGAGCTGATGGGCAGATTAAAGTATTCTCAGTTGTTGCCGTAGGTAATGTAGCTGATTCAGTTAAGGTAACACCTGCCAGTATGATAGGAGGAACACAAATAACATTCGCAGCCAGTCCTTTAGGATTAGGTTGTATTATGTGCTATGACGCAGGAGCAGCTGGCTGGATTGTTGTAGCCAATAATGGAGGAGCGATAGCTTAATTAATATTTAACAATATAAAAAATGGTAGAATTATTATCAGCATTAATGAAGGGGCAAGCAACTGTTCAAGACCATGAAAGCGATCCTGAGTTAATGATAGTTACATATGCTTATGAGCAAGATGTTCCCAAGAAGGAATATCTACAAGCGAAAGCAGTATTTGATAAACATGTAATTGCTTTAGAAGCCGTTGATACAGATGGACTGAAAGCTGAGCATGAAGCCAAAGTGGCAGCACTAAAAACTGAACAAGCAAAATTAATTTAATTAACCAAAATAACATGGAAAATCTTTCAAAGTCCCTTGAAGGGAAAACGTTAGAAGATCTGCAAACAGTTTCGAAAGCTGGTGTGAGTAATTTTATTGAACCAACGCAAGAAGAAATCGAATTGATTCTTGCAGCATTAGCAGAAGGAAAAGGTTATAGTGAGATCAAAAAAACTGTTCGTCGAGTAGAAATGGCTGGTGAGACACAAATAAGTGCTAAAGGATTCTCTTATGGTCAAATTAAAGAGATTGATTTAGCTAGACATGTTAAGATAAAAGAATTAATACCTGAACCTGTAGAGGAAGTAATAGCAGAATTGTAAAACTAACTTAAAATATTATGGCTAAAAACGCTCAGATACATGCTGAAGATTCGATATTTCGAGAGAATTTTATTAATACTGCTTATGTTTCTGATAACGGGGGGACTTTAACAGCGGCTCCAGCAGTTGATAATGGAGTGACTTTAAACGGCACATCGCAAACAGTAACATTCAGTAATATTGAAGATATTGTAATACATACTTCGCTGACTTTCGAGATGTGGTTTACGCCAGATTTTGATTATGATGATGATGCCGATATTATGTTTTTCGATTCTACGAGTGGGAGATATTATATTTATAAAGATGATAATGCAGGTAATAACGTGTTAACTGTCAGGCTTGGTAGTGCCACAATCGGTAGCATTACAGAAGGAATATATAGTAGCTATTGGAATGTAGGAAGTTTAAATCATTTGGTAGTTGCATCAAATGGGACTACTACTGATGTTTATTTGAACAATAATTTGATAATGGATGCAGATGCTACTGCTTGGACACCATTGTCAACAACTACTTTTTATATTGGGGCTAATCAGGGATCAGGTTGGTGGTTTGATGGAATTGTAAATTCTTTCTCAGTTTATAAAAGAAAATGGACAGCAGCAGAAGTGTCTGACGCTTATAACAGAATAACCTTTGATGAACTGGATGCCAGTAAATCATTGTCATATTTGCCTTTAAGAAGTCATTATGACGATTCAGGTACAGAGAAAACTGCTGATTTAATAGCTAGTGCTGCTACATGGGGAGATGGAAGTACTACAACAACTTATCCAACACAACAAACTCCACATGGAATAGATTGTGATGGTGGTGATTATGTGCAAATGCAAGATGGTCCAAATACTTCAGGGACAATGATGTGTGGATTTGTATCTGAAGGTACAGGCTCAAGAATAATGATGGGTAGCCAAACTGCCTCTCCTAATTCAAGGTGTTATTTAAGTAATAACGCTGGAAGTTTTTCGGGTGGAATCGGTACGGATAATTTTGGAACAATCGCTGGTGGAACAGTTGTACAAAACACTTTTTATACAGGGGCGATAACATGGGATGGTACGACAGTAAATTTATATTTAGACGGAGAGAATACATATTCAGCTGGACAAAATGGTGTTCCTTCCACAATAGATATATGGGTAGGAGCAAATAGTTTAGATGCAGTATTAAATAGTGCATGGATAGGTAAAGTATTCCAGCCGTCATTATGGCCTGTGGTATTAACTCCTACACAGATTAGAGCTGAACATAACAGAATTCGTAGACAACTTAACATTTAAACCATGATAAAAGAATCATTAGCAAGTAATATAGTTTTATGGCAAAACTACCGTGAAGGAACTTTTTTAGATAAAAGTGGGAATTCTAATGACGGTACTCCTACTAGTACGATTTGGCGAAATGGTCCAAAAGGTCGTGTGATAGATTTTTCAACAAGCAGTGGACGCATAGATGTTTCTGACAGTAATGAACTTCAATTAACCACAGGGACTATTGTTGTATTTGGTGAATTTGAAAGTCAAACTGCTTCACATCGTTTTTTGGCAAAACGAGATGGTGGAGGGACTAATTATGATTTTTATGAACATTCGGCAACTCAACTTGCTGTATATGACGGGACTACAACCTCTATAGCGACAGTTGATATCGTGAATACACAAATGGTTGGTTGCGTTTTTGCAAATGGGAACGCAGCTAAATTCTATACTGATGGGAATCATATAGCTGATGGGGCACTTTCTAATACTGTTTCAGTAGATGATGCGCCTCTGAAGATTGGTAGTGCTTTAGACAACACTCAGAATAATGCTGACCGATTTTACGAAGTGCTTATTTTTGATATTGCGCTTACTGGTCAGCAAATAAGTGAATTATATAATGAATGGTTACAGGAAGCTAATCTGAACAAAATTCCAGAAAAGACAAATTTACCTGAAATTTCTGCATACAATGAATTTGAAAGAGATTTAGAATGGACAAAAGGTACAGGATGGACTATTGCTAATGGAAAGGCTTCGAGTGATGGTTCTCAAACAGATGACAGTGATTTAACACAAAATATAGGAACAATTGGGAATACATATACAATAGAATATTCTGTTTCAAATTATTCTGCTGGTAATATTACAGGTTTAGCGGGTACGGCTGAAGGTACGGATAGAGCGGCTAATGGTGTTTACACTGATGGGATAACAGCAGCAGGAAGTGGCTTGTTAGGTTTGAGAGCAGATTTGGATTTTGTAGGTGATATTGATTGGATAAAAATAGGTGATGGAGTTAGAGTAGATTATTATGCTGATGGCAAAGATTGGAATACTTCAGTTGGAAATGTAACTGCTGGATTTTTAGAGAATACTGGCTGGGAAATTTCTACAGGTACATGGCAAGTTGATGATAGTACTGGTGCAGATAAGCAAATAACTAATATAGCTGCTGGAATACTTTTCATAAGATCAGATCAAGCTTATGGACAGTGGGAATTTGATATTTATAAGGATAATACTGCTAATATATTAGATGTGATGTTTATGGCTGATACTATTGGTGGAGGAGAAACAGCAGGACAGGATGGATATGGGATAAGATTTGATGATGATGAAACTATAGCAATCTTTGAATCAGTTAATGGCACTCCTACAGATTTGGTAACTTCAACAGCGTTATCACTTCAAACTTGGTATTCAATTAAGGTTACACGTACAGCAGCAGGGTTGTTTACTTTATATATTGATGGAACAAGTACAGGAACACCAGCAACAGATACTACAACTACTGCGAGTACATATACAGCAATTGATGCAGATGCAGCCGATGCGATAAGGAATTTTAGATATTCTGAGATTATTACTTAATTCAAATAACGGTGCCTGAACTTAAAATCCTTGAATCGAAATTTAAAGATCATTGTGAAGCTAATTCAAAGGAATTTAATAATTTAGCACTTTCAATGAAAAATCTTAAAAGAGAATTGTCACATATAAGAGAAAATCATCTTGAACATATCAAAAGTGCAATAACTGATTTAAAAGTTCAAGTCAGTGATAATCGTAAAGATATAAAATGGTTGGCTAAAATCCAATGGGCGGTTGTAACTGGTCTTGCAGGAAATTTGATTGGAGTTATATATTTAATAATGAATAAAACATTTTAATGTTAAATCAGATTGCTTTTAACAATTCGTTTAGATTTAATACTTAACCCAAATTATTTTGGCTACTTCGAAATTACTTCAAAAACCAAAAATTATAGAAATCTTAGGTTCAACGGTTCGTGTAGCTCATCCTGATATTTCTGGGAACACTAGAACGTATTTAGCTTCACAGATAGCAGCTGCGGGTACAGCGATGACAGTTCTTGATAATAATGATTTTTTAGACAATGATTGGATGGTTGTAGGCAATCCTGGGGATCAAGAAACTGAGACGGTGGATGTAAATGGGGCAGTTACTAGGGGTAAGTCTATGACTGTAACTAATAGTTTGTATTTTGATCATGAGCTTGATGCACCGGTTACTAAAATAAACGAAAGGGGGATAGCTATTTATGGTGCAGCTACAGATGGCGGTACGGGAACATTAATTGCTTCAATTGATGCTTTGACAGCTAGCGGTAAACAATTAGCTGATGCTGTGATGATCGAATGGGATAAGGAATATACTGAACATGTACTTATTTCCACTGATACAACTTATGCTTATTATTATGCGAAATTCACGGATGGTACGACTTCTAGTGATGCTAGTGACTATGTACTTGCTGCTGGTCTGGGTGCAACTTCTGTTGAATATTTTATACAACAAGCTTTATCAATGACTAATTCCAAAATAGATGGGAATTTATTGAAACGTGAAGATTTAGTGAAACAAGCGAATGATTGTCAGACTGCGATAGCTCAATTTAGATATCAAGACCCTCGTACGAGGGAATATCAGCAAGTTAATTGGGAATTTGAAATGCTAGAAGATACAACTTCTTTAACTGTAAGTACAGGTGAACACAAATATGCTTTATCAGGATTAACAGTAAGTCCTAAATGGGAGTCAGAACGAACAATAATGAGCGTTCGTATAGGTTCTGAGGGGAAAGTCAAGAAACAGCATGTAGCTGATTATGATGATGAAACAGAAGAGTATACGAGAACAAATTGTGCAACAACAGGAGTGGTTAGCGCTACTTCGTTAGTGGTAGATTCCAATGTGGAATTTGACAGTTCAGGAACTTTGTATTCAGGTGATAATACTCTTACTTATACGGGGACAACAGGAACTACTACGTTTACAGGAATACCAGCTAGCGGGAGTTCTTCTATTGAAACTCAAATAGAAGTAGACGATCCTGTGTGGCAGGGAATACAATTAGGATTACCAGATAAATATACCTATTTTGATGGATATATTATTTTTAATAGACCACCAGCGGATGATTATGATGGTTATCCAATAAAGATAAGATATTTTAAACGATTACCAGTATTAACAGAAGCTTCTGATGTAACCGAAGTCACTTTTACAAATGTGTTCCAATATTATTTAGCTAGTTGGATTGAACGGAGAAAAGGGAATGAAGATAAGGCCGTTCAATATATGACAGAATTTAATACTAAAGTTCTAAATAATGCTTTGGCAGTTAGTATACCAACTATAGACGAAATAGAATATTACCAATTTACTGATGAATATTAATATTACAAATTTGCTTGGAGGAGCAAACACAAGTCTTTCTCCATTGGTGCAACCTGAAAATTCAGCAATGGTTCTGAATGGTTGTAATCCTAGCTATAAGTTAGGTGCTTTGTTAAAAGACGTGGGATATTCTCAAGTAGGAGATACGATCGAATCTGGTAAAGATGTAACTGGTTTATACGACTTTCATCAGAATCCTAGTACGCAAAAGATATTGGCAACTATAAATAATTCAGGTGATACGAATCTTGTGCTTGCTTATAATAATGCGGGTACGTGGACTGATATAACTTTAACTAATGCGTGGGATGGTTTTGAGGATAGTGTTGTAGAAATGGAAGGGTTTATAGGTTATTGTTTCTTTGTCGGATACGATGCAACAGATGGCGTGTTCTTACCTGTAGGGAGTTTAACTGGAACAACCTTCTCCGTTGCCACAAATGTTACGAATATGCCTCAGGCGAAGTATATTAAGCGTTATAGGGATAGGTTATACGTAGCTCATTGTTATACTGGTGCAGTTTTATATGAATATAGGGTTTATTTTTCTAGCATACCAAGTGCTGGAGCGATTACATGGACGCCTGCAAGTGATTTTCTTGACGTTGATTATGGTGAGCAGATAATGGGGATAAATAGTAATTGGGATAGATTAGTCGTGTTTACTGAGCATAGAGCATGGTTTTACGATCAAAGTATATGGAAACATACCTGGGATGTGGGATGTTCAAATCATAGAACAATACAAACACAAGGTCCTTATATGTACTGGGCAGATTACGACGGGGTATGGAGATCAACGGGAGGGCAACCTGAAAACATAGGTGGTCCAATAATAGATTTTATTCGTAATGGTTCTCCTAGAAACTTTTTTGCAACAATAGTTGATGAAGAATACCGATTATATGTAGGAACGGTTACAGTAAATGGTGTTACTTATACGAATTGTGAATTAGCTTTTAATCTTCCAACTTCACTTTGGAGATGGAGGGAATATGCTGATGATTTTACTGTTTATGCTAGATATAATGATTCAGGAACAATGAGACAATATATGGGTGCAGCGGATGGTGAGGTAATGAATAAAGGGAAATATACAGATTCAACACTTGTTTCAACTGATGATGGTACGGCTATTTCTTCTAATTTTGAATTAGCCCCATTTTGGTTAGGTTCGTTGGGGATTTCTAAACGAATAAAAAGATTAACTTGTTTTGCTGATAGAGCGCAAGGATTAAATTTACAAGCTAGAATGCTGGATAGAAATATAAGGGTTTTAACTCCATATAAGCCATTAGGGCAATTGACAAAATATATAAATGATTTTGATATAAACGCGGATAAAGGAGTGATGTTACAAATCGCTGGTTCAGAATATTCAACTAATCCTTATTGGTCTTTACTTGGAATAGAAGCGGACATTGTCCCTGATTCAAATATATTAAAAAATGCTAACAGGTAAACATGCCATTAGTTGAGAGTACTCTCAAAAAATTAGGATTCAATCAGTTCAATAGGAAAGAAGGATACGTTTCTAATTTGGCTGAACCTGTTGATTTACAGAAAGAAATTCCATTAGTTGATACTGCTCAAATTATTCCTGATAAAAGTATTAGTTATGAACAAGTTACTTTTCAAATATTTAATGTTAATCAATGGATAAGGGGAGGGGCTGATGGATATGACAGTGGAACAGGTTGGTGGATAGGACATGATACTAATGATTATAAATTTTTCATTGGTAATAGTGGAGGTAATAAATTAACTTGGGACGGGATAACATTAACAGTGAGTGGGATTTTGGTAGCAGGTGAAATACATATTCCAGACGTAGACATAACTGCTAATAGTCTTCATGTAGAAACGGATGGTGAATTATATATGGGAGCTACTCAGACTAATAAGGCAACCGCGCCTGTGCAAATAAGTCCCGCTGGGTTGATGAAATTAGGAGACATAGGTTCAGGTTCATTTCTCAACTTAGATGGTCCTAATCAGCGGATACGTACCTCTAATTATGTTTCAGGCTCTTTCGGTGCAGGCTTTACTTTAGAGCCTGATATGTTAGAAGTTGGTAATATTTTAGCTAGAGGACGTTTTCAAACTATGAATTTTGTTACTAATAATGTTTCTGCTGTAAGTGGAGACATGGTGGTCATGAAAGGGTCAGATGTTTTAGATGCAGATATGACAGCTTTGGATGCAAGTACATTAACAATTGCAGGTGATGTTACTTTTGCTGTGAATGATATATTAAGAATGAAATCTGGATCAGATGATGAATGGTTACTTGTAACTAACGATGCTTCAGCGCCTACTTATACTGTTACAAGAGATCAGGGTACAGCATATGCAGCAGATAATAATCCTGCTTGGACAATAGGTACTACCGTAGTTAATTATGGTCAATCTGGAGATGGAGGAGTGTTTATAACAGCGAATGATACAGATGCTCCGTTTGTCGCTATATTAGATCATGCAGGTAGCCCTTGGTCGGCTACAACTACACATTTACGGCTTGGTCAACTAGACAATTTTCTTGACTACTCAGCCAGCGCTTATGGAATAGGGATAGGGACAACTGATGCTTTTATGAGTTACGACACGACTAACGGCTTAAGAGTCAAGGGCACGGTTGAGGTATTAGCTGGTAGCGTTTTAAACACCATGCCTTCTGACGCGAACCTGGCAGGGTACTGGAGTTTTGACGAGGGAGGTGGAAGCGTCGCGGTTGATTCGACATCAAATGCCAATGATGGAACTATAACCACAGCAACTTATGCGGCAGGGATTTCGGGAACTTCTTTGAATTTCAATGGTGCAAGTGGAAACGTATTGGTCGCTGATAATGCGGCTATACAAAACATATGGGATGGTGGAGGGTCTATAAGTTTTTGGATTAACCCTAACAGTGATGGTGAAGGTGACCAGGCGAGAGTTGTATTGAAATCAGGATGGAATGTTGTTGTGCAAAACGAAGCAGGGGGATTAATACGTTTGAGGCTTACCGTAAACTTTTCTGGCGATGATGGAACCTGGAGGACTCCTGTTGAGATCCCTATAAATACGTGGACTCATGTTGTTATAACTTATGACGCTGACGATGTAGCGAATGATGCGACCATTTATTTGAATGGACAATCGGCTACGGTGTCGGAAACGAGTACCCCCACAGGGACGCGGGATACTGATGTAGGAGGTGTTCTTTATTTTGGGAATATTGCTGCAGACACCAGGACTTTTGACGGAGAAATAGACGAAATAAGATTTTACACAACTGAATTAACAGCCTTAGAAGCCTATACGCTATACCAGAACGCAGGAGGAATGACGAACCTTGGAGTGAAACAGTTAGGCGGAAAATATAATACCGCAGCAAGTGGCGCTAGGGTACAATTATTCCCTGATTCTAATACAGGAATACTGGCAGAAGACTCAGGAGGGAATAACGTATTTGAAGTTATAGTGGGAGGCACAGACGTAGGTGACGTGATTATGGGGGAAGAGTCAAGTGGCGAATATGCTAAATGGGATGACAGTGCTGCTGAGTTTATAGTGAACGGTAGTCGATTGTTTTTTAATCCATATTATGGAGATGGAGATGATGGGACTGTGACTATATCTGGTAATACTACACTTTCTGCTGATATGTTTTACGATGATTTAACCATTGATAATGGAATAACTTTAACTACGGCTGGTTATAGAATATTTGTTAAGGGAACTTTAACCAATAATGGGACAATTGATTTTAGCGGCAATGATGGGGCTGATGGTGCTGGAGCTGGAGGAGCTGGAGGAGCTGCTTTAGCAGGAAATTCTGTTGGAGGGTCTAGCGCGGGTGGTGATGGAGCCCAAGCTGGTGTTCCTGGAAATCCTGGGGGTAATTTAGATCCAGCAGAGGGCGGAGAAGGTGGTGATGGTGGTGACACTACCACAAACAATGGAGGAGCAGGTGGGACGGTTACCAACTCTGATATTGGGTTACGCGCTTATCCGTTTGCTGCAATTCTTCAAGACAGTAGTGGTGCACAAATTGACGGAGGAACTGGAGGTGGTGGCGGAAGCGCTGGAGCTGTTGGGAATAATGGTGGTGGAGGAGGAAGTGGTGGTGGAATAATGTTCATTACGGCTAAGGAATTTATAAATAGTGCAACAGGAGTTATCAGCTCAATTGGTGGCGACGGCGGGGATGGATTGGTTGGAGCTGGAGAAGATGGAGCTGGTGGCGGTGGCGGGGGAGGTGGTTTTATAGTGCTAGTATATTCTGCGCTAACCAACAGTGGTTCTATAACGGTTGCAGGAGGAGCTGCGGGTTCAGGCGGTTCCGTTACCGCTCCTGAAGCGGGAGATGCTGGAGATATTTTACAAATTCAAATGTAAAAATGAAATTAATTTACAGAAAAAAAACAGGAAGAGTAGTAATGGTTAGTGAATTGGCGATTGAGAATGAAAAGTTGTCAGGGCTTGATCATGAATTAACTAAGGAAGAGGAGCTTGGGCTGAATGCGGGAGAGCCATTGCATATAAAAGAAGGTGTGCTTATTTTTGAGGAGACGGGAAAAGAGAAAAAGGAAAAGGAAATTGACAAGGCTGATAACGTACAAGATCTAAAAAATATATTAAAAAAATACTTAACTTAAAAAAAATATGGCTGATACACCAGGTAATTTAGATCCTAATATGGAGGTAGAAATTTTGGACTTTGAACCATCCAATAATCCACAAGAATCAGGGACTGTTAAAGTTTCTGTTGGAGGAGAGATTATGCGAATAGCAATGGGGCATGGACACATTTGGATTGCAAAAGGTGATTCAGGACCAGGGGTGAACTATAAGGCTTCTAGTCCAGGGATACAAAATATGCTAGGCAATTATGGCGACAAATGGGGCCAGATGAATGAGGGGACGCAAGTGATGTCTTTGGCTATAAAAGCTGCTAAAAATTATTTTGC